ATGCTATATCAGGAATAATTGGAGGACTAATTGGAGCAACTATGGCTGCTAGGCTTCTTGGAGCAGTTCCTGGAATTGGGTGGGTTGCAGGATTAGTAGGCGGCGTTCTTGGAACAATTGTGTTGCAAGAACTAAGCGATTACTTAGTAAGCGATAAAATTAAAAATCTTATCAGTGACTGGTTCCAAGGAGAGATGCTTGCGTTTGTAGAAGATTCGTGTGCTACAACTGTTAATTCGTCTATGTATTCTGAAAATACTAGTCAAGGTAGTCAAGCAGAACAAAAATTAAAAGCAATAGGTAAACAGTTAAAAGATAAAGTTAAAAGTAATCCTGAGCTAATGCAAAAAATAAAACAAGCTAAACAAGCGGCATCCTAGTTTTATTTGTAGTTTCAATATTATCTTTGATGATCCTATTCATAATTTCTTTATCTTCTCTTGATATTTTAAACATAAGATCATCGTACCCTATACTACCTCGCATGTACCATGCAATTCTGTATAGTTCGTCTTTGATTTGTTTAATTTGATTTTCGTAGTCAACTGACAGTTTACTCAGGTCAGACTCGTCCATTGTTAGCGTGGTTGAACGAAAAAATTTGAGTAGTCCATTGTTAACTTGGTTTGATAATCCTTACCGCATTCTTCATTTTCGCAAGTTGCAGCTATGCGAGGCAATTCCCATACTTCTTTTATTTTTTTAACTTCTTCTTTAAGACGTTTGTAAAATAAACTATCACTGGTACTAATAAAATTATAAATTTCTTGTTGATTTTTTTCTACTTCTGTTGCACTTGCAATTTCTTCAATTTGGCGAATGCACATGTCTAAGTCAAGTTTGGTAACTGCTTCTAATAGATTAGTAATCTCTTTTTCTTTTGCAATTTTGTCTAGATCGGAATTATTGAGATTGTATATTTGTCTTTCAAGTGTATACTCTTGTAAATTAAATGCATTATAGTCTGTATAGTTGATAGGACCTAGTGTAACATTTAAATCACCTACTGTAAATGTATGTCTAGGTTCTTTACCTTCCATCATTGTTAGTAATTTTTGTAGATCAACTCTTGAACTGTGTTCATGGCCACAATGCGGACATTTTGTTGCAACATCCATTGTATCACCGTAACTGGCAATTCTAATTGCAATAAGTGCAAAATCTAGATCATAAATTGGCATTTGCCAAGGATCAGTAATTGCTGGAATACAACTTTTAATAACATTGGCAGTTGCTTTTCCTGTAAACAATGCATCTGGAGTTTTTAAAATAATTTCATCCATAGCTGTCATTCCAAACACAGGAATGTTGTACGCTTCTTCTAGACTACCATCTGGATAAAATTCTCCTCTAGAGGGAAGATCTATAAAGATTTTAGGTTGTCTTGTATATTGTGAGAGAAAACTGCTCATATTATTTCCTAGGTAAATACATATAAGATATTTATAAACAATATTTTTCACTTTTAAGGTTTTTGAAATATGAGCATGACTGAGCAACAAGCAGATCAAATGATCGACCTACTTAAAAAAGTAGCTCAAGAATCTACAATGATGTCATTAGTCCCTGCACTTGGTAGAGAATTACAACAAAATCAAAGTAGACTAAATGTAGATACAGAAACTGCTCAAGATAATATAAATGCTGGCGGCTCAGCAATTAGAAATGTTCTCAGCAATGTTGGAGGCAGCCTTGGCACAGCATTAGTCGGAAGTTCAAGAATATTAACAAGTGGAAACGCAAGGCTTAGTGATGCACTAAACGTTTTTAAAGATAGTACAGGAAAGTTTGGCGGTGTCTTTGGTGATGCTGGTAAACTTATCGGAGCAGCAGGTGTTAACGCTGCCCAGTATATTGAAACAAATGTAGATACATTTAGAGACTTATCAAAAGTAGGTGGAGGTCTTGAAGGAGAGCTAGGCTTGCTAAGACAGCAAGCAGCATTAACTAGAATGCCGTTGGCTGAATTTGCTTCTTTAATACAGCAGAACACAGAAACACTAGCAGCATTTGCAGGCGGAGTTGCTGGAGGACAAAGAGCAGTAGCAAGACTTAGTAACGACTTGTTTAGTTTAGACGGCGGAGCATTTTCAGATCAATTGTATAACATGGGATATACTTTTGAAGAAATGAATGAACTGCTAGTAGACAACATAAACTTAACACGTAGACGCGAACTTACTACCGAAGGACAAAGAAGAGCAAGTATAGAAAGCGCAATAGAATTAGCAAAACAAATGGACATTATGGCCAAGTTAACAGGACGTGATGCTAAAGCAGCCAGAGATGAAATAACAGAACGAGCTAGACAAGGTGCTACACAAGCTAGATTACGTTTACTTGAAAAACAAGGTGTCGAAGGTGCTTCTGAAGCTTATGGTGCTGCTCAAAGGGAACTTGCTAATGGTCCAAAAGTTCTTAGAGATTTGTTTGATGATACTGTGCAGCTAGGTGTACCATTAACTGAAGCAACTAAAAACTTTGCTGCAACGAATGCAGAAGCATATGCACTAGCACAGCAAGCACGTCAAGCAACACAGCGTGGAGATCAAGCGGCCGCAGCAGAATTTGCAAGACAAGCAGTTGAAGCAACAGCACGACAAGCAGATAGTGTTCAAGGATATACTATTGCTACTCTACAAAATGTTAGCAGTGTTGCAGCAACGCAAGCACAAGTACTTGAGGAAACTGGTCCTTTAATCGATGCTATTAATCAAAATTCAAGAAGAATGTCAGAAGAATTAGGAAGAACAGTTACGTTTACTGAATCGTTTAATAATCTTCTCGCTACACTAACTGAAAATCAACGTCAGCAAGTTGCAGGCGATGGCGGAGATCCGCAATTAAATCTAGCAAGATCAGCAGAAACACTATTTAGAAATGCTAGTAGTGCAGTTAATACAGAAATTGCACAAATATTTGATCGTCCTCAAGTTAGAGAAGCACTTGACGGATTTGCATCTAAGCTAGACGATCTTAATGATCCTGTACAATTCCAAGAAAGTCTTGATAGGATTTCAAGAGGAATAATTGGTTCACAGGGTGATATTGAAGTTGCAAGAGAAATGATAGCAAATGCATCTGAACTAGGTTTGCAACCAAGTGATATTACAGTACTTGAAGATGCAATACGTCAAATAGAAGCTGGCAATGCAACTCTTAACGATCCTAATGCTACTCCTGAAGAGCGCAGAGAAGCAAGACAAACAATAGATGCTGCTAAAGTGAGAATTGAGGAAATTAGTACAGAAGCCGCTGAAGCGATAGGAGCACCGTTAAAAGATTTCTTAAACAATGCTGCTAGAGCAAGACTGCAAGCAGCAGCCGATGCTGGCAACGAAGATGCTGCAAGAGTACTAGAAGAATCAGAAAATGGAAAATTCTTTGAAGGCTTGCAAGCAATAGGAGACATGCTAGGATTTAATCAAGGAACACTAGGCGAGCTTGGAACATTGTTTGGAGATTTTGGCCTTGGCACTCCTGCAATGTTACACGGTAAAGAAGCAGTTATACCTGAAAAATCTGCAGAAGGACAAATGCTTAAACAAATTAGAGAAGGCGGATTTAAACCGCAGATGTTTAGCAACTTAATGAATTCTATGAGTGAAATGGCTCCTGCAATGCAAGGAATGGCAGACGGCATACGTGGTCCTATGGAACAAATGATAAATGGTGTTCAGGCCTCCGGAGTTCCTGGAACTATGAGAGAACAAATGACAGCGGCACTAGAAAATTTAGAGAATATTAGAAATGTTAGCCCTACTAGAGATACTAATACATTTGCAAATATAGAAACTACAATGCAATCTTTAATATCAAAATTTGAGCAAATGGGATCAGATCAATCAGGAAATAGTGTTAATCAAAGCACACTCACTAAAGAGGTAGCATCTAAGCTAGATGAGTTAAATACAAGTATGCGTATGGTAGCTGTAGAAATGTCTCAAGGTAACGGAATTAGTAAAAAGAGCCTTAGCGCAACTAGGGCAATGTCGGGCAATGCATTTAGGGGCTTAGGATAACAAATGAGTTGGAAAAAATATTTTACACCAGTACCTACTGGAGATAACAGAGAAGGATCATTTAGTCCTTTAGGAAGATCTAATACAGCAGGACCTGGTCCTGCTAGAACAAATTATTCCAGTTATTTGCCTGATGTTTATGCAGGTGCTCCTAACCGTATTGATAGATATTCAACCTATGAAACAATGGATCAAGACTCAGAAGTTAATGCTGCACTTGATATCCTTGCAGAATTTTGTTCTCAATCAAATAAAGAATCAAATTTACCTTTTAATTTAGATTTTAAAACAAAAGCAACAAATACAGAAATAACAGTATTACAACAATACTTGCAACAATGGTGTAAAGTACAAAAGTTTGATACACGTATTTTTAGAATTATGCGTAGCATTTTCAAATACGGAGATCAGTTCTTTATTAGAGATCCAGAAACTAAAAGGTGGTTTTATGTAGATCCTGCAAAAGTAACACGTATAATTGTTAACGAAAGCGAAGGTAAAAAGCCTGAACAATATTTTGTAAAAGATATTAATTTAAATTTTGAAGATCTAGTTGCTACTAAAATTAACATAACTAACTCAACTACAACTGGCAGTGGAACAGGCTACTTTACTGGCGGAACCGCAGGACCAACACAACGTCCTGAATCAGGAACTAGTAGATTTCAAAATGCAGATAACGAAGTTGCAATTAATGCAGAACACGTTGTTCATTTAAGTTTGAGCGAAGGTTTAGACAACAACTATCCTTTTGGTAATAGTTTATTAGAAAGTATTTTTAAAGTTTACAAACAAAAAGAATTGCTTGAAGATGCTATTATTATTTACAGAGTGCAAAGAGCACCTGAAAGAAGAGTATTCTACGTTGATGTGGGTAACATGCCTTCACACCTTGCTATGCAGTTTGTGGAGCGAGTCAAGACGGAAATTCATCAAAGAAGAATCCCATCGCAGTCAGGGGGCGGCAAAAGTGTCATAGACAGTTCATATAACCCTCTATCAATCAACGAAGACTACTTCTTCCCACAAACTGCTGAAGGCCGCGGCAGTAAGGTAGAAACACTACCTGGAGGCACTAACTTAGGCGAAATTGACGACTTAAAATATTTTACTAACAAACTTGTAAGAGGCTTAAGAATACCTTCAAGTTATCTGCCAACAGCAGCAGATGACGGACAAAGTCAGTTTAATGATGGTCGTGTAGGTACCGCTTATATTCAAGAATTACGCTTTAATACATACTGTGAACGCTTGCAAAGTCTTGTAGCAGAAGTTTTTAACGAAGAATTTAAAAGATACTTGCTTGAAAAAGGTGTAAACATTGATATTTCAATGTTTGATCTTAAGTTCCAAGCACCGCAAAACTTTGCTGCATATCGTCAATCAGAACTTGACAATGCTAGAGTTCCAACTTATACTCAAATGAGTGCAATACCTTATATTTCTAATCGTTTTGCTATGAAACGTTTCTTAGGACTTTCTGATTCTGAAATTGCAGAAAATGAACGTCTGTGGAGAGAGGAAAACGAAGAAAACTTAACTATGCCACAAGATGATGCAGATACTTCAATGAGAGGTGTAGGTATAAGCGGATCAGACATGGCAAGCGATATTGGCGGCGAAGATCCAGTAGCTCCTGATGCAGGAGATGCACTAGGAGGCGGTGAAGGTGAAGGACCTACATCAGTAACTGACCAAGAACCTGCAGGTGCAGGCGGTGGTGCAGGCGGAAATCAAGACGTACAGATATAAATACAATATGATACTTAGAGAGCTATATTACTTTGATAAAGAAACAGAAATGCCTACAGTAGATAAGGCATACCGTCCAGGTGACGATGAATCGGTAATGAAAAAAACTGACACAAGAAAAACAAAGTTAACTCTAGGACAGATTAATCGTGCTCGTAAAGCAAGCGAATTGCATACAGAAGAAAAAGAAAAAGAATTAGAGTTTGTTAGACAGATGTATGGCATTGCTGCCAATGCTGAAGCTGGGATATAATTCTTATTAATATATAATGTATGTCTATTGCATTTGTTTTAGGAAACGGCAAAAGCCGTATTTCAATTGATATTTCTAAATTAAAAAACTATGGAGATGTTTACGGTTGTAATGCACTTTATAGAGACTATCATCCTGACTATTTAATTGCTGTTGATCCGCCAATGGTTAAAGAAATACATCAATCTGAAATATGGAAAACGGTTGAAGTATGGACAAATCCAAGAAAACAAAATCAAGATCTAGAAGGCTTAAACTTTTTTAATCCATCAAAAGGTTGGAGTAGCGGTCCAACTGCACTTTGGATGGCAAGTCAAAAGAAGTACGAATATATTTTTATTATTGGATTTGATTATGCTAGTATAGATAAAAAACTAAACAATGTATACGGTTCAACTCCTAATTACAAAAATAAAAATGATGTCTTTACCTATTACGGAAATTGGGAAAGACAAACAATGGAAACAATTAAAGAACATAAACATATTAATTATTACAGAATATTAACTGTAGATTATACGTTTATTCCGGATAAACTACAACATATTTCTAATCTCAAACACATAAATACTGAGGAATTTAGAGATATACTACTTAAATTTCCTCTAAAAAACTAAAACTGGCCAGTTTTAGGCCTATTTCTGCGTATATTTTCTCCTATAATGTAAATACATTATGACAGCCATACCTGTTCTCAGGTAAATTTTTATATAGGAGAAAAATCATGACTGATCGCAATAAGTTTGAGGAAATGCTTGAGCTATTGGTCAACGAAGACCGTGACGCAGCAGAAACTCTTTTCCACGAAATAGTGGTAGAAAAATCAAGAGAAATTTATGAAAATCTTTTAGCTGAAGAGCTAGAAGATGAAGAAGTTGATGAAGCAACTGATGAAGAAGTTGATGAATCAGACGAAGACCTAGACGAAGCCGCCGACGAAGATGACGACGATGACGAAGAAATGTCAGAAGACTTTGATCTAGACGAATTTGAAGTTGAAGCAGATCCAATGGATATGGCTGACCCAGCAGACGATATGATGGGAGACATTGAAATGGACGGCGAAGACGATATGGACATGGACGACGAAGGCGATGAAGAATTAGAAGATCGTGTAGTTGATCTAGAAGATGCCTTAGACGAGCTAAAAGCAGAATTTGAAAAAATGATGGACGGCGACGACGAAGACGATGACATGGACATGGACATGGACATGGACGACGACGAAGATGAAGAAGCTGAAGAAGAAGCAATGGCTTTTGAATCTGACGACGAAGAAGTCGAAGAAGCAGCTGACGAAGAAGTAGAAGAATCAGCAAAAACCGCAAGTGAAACAATGCGCGAGTATGTTGAAAAAGTTTCTGCAGGCCACGGTGCAGAAAAGAAAGGCTCAGGCGACAACGGTGACAACACAAAGTCAGCAGTTGCTGGTAAAAACGACATGGGAGGCACAACAGCTAACCTACGCGGTGGAGAGTCAAAAGGAGAAGGTACACAAGGTGGACTAGCAAATCCTTCAACAAGTGAAGAAAATGCCGGCAACGTAAATGTACCAGGTGGCAAAGCATCAAAGTCAATGAAGGCACAGCCTAAAGGACATGGTGCTGAAAAGAAAGGCTCAGGCGAAAGCGGAGCTAATGCTAAGCCAATTATTGGCAAGTAATTAAGGACGTAATAGGATGAATAACTATTTACGAGAGCATTTGACATTTGACGCAGCACAAATGGTCGTTGAGTCTGCTAATGAAGGGAAAGACTTGTATATGAAAGGTATTTGTATACAAGGCGGTGTCCGCAACGCTAATCAGCGTGTTTATCCTGTAAATGAGATTGGTAGGGCTGTCAAAACTCTCAATGAACAAATTAGCGGAGGTTACAGTGTTCTCGGCGAAGTTGATCATCCAGAAGGCCTTAACATTAACTTAGACAGAGTAAGCCATATGATCTCAGAAATGTGGATGGATGGCCCAAATGGATACGGAAAGTTAAAAATTCTACCAACCCCAATGGGACAATTAGTTAAAACCATGCTAGAGTCTGGCGTCAAACTTGGCGTTAGCTCTAGGGGGTCTGGTAACGTTTCAGAAGACGGAAGCGGTAACGTTTCTGATTTTGAAATAATTACAGTAGATGTCGTGGCGCAGCCTTCTGCGCCAGGCGCATACCCAACACCAATCTACGAACATATGATGAATGCACGTGGAGGAATGAAGGCTTACGAACTAGCACAGGCAACTAAAGAAGATCCAAAGGCACAAAAATATTTAAAAGAATCGCTGGTGAATATCATCAGTCGACTCCAATAAGAAGGAGAAAATTTCATGTTGGATGCACTAAAAACACTTTTTGAAAACGATGTAGTTTCAGAAGAAGTGCGAACTGAAATTCAAGAAGCTTGGGAAGCTAAGGTTACAGAAAACCGTCAGCAAGTTACTGCTGAACTGAGAGAAGAGTTTGCTAAAAAATACGAACACGACAAATCAGTTATGGTAGAGTCAATTGACAAGATGCTAGAAGAAAGACTAGCGGAAGAAATTGCTGAATTTTCTGAAGACCGTAAGCAACTAGCAGAAGCAAAAGCAAAATATGCTGTTGCAATGCGTGAAAATGCTGATCTAATGAAACGTTTTGTAGTTGATAGTCTGTCAAAAGAGGTATCAGAACTACATTCAGATCAGAAAATGGTTGCTGAAAACTTTGAAAAGCTACAAGAATTTATTGTTGAAGCACTTGCAAAAGAAATTGCTGAGTTCCATGCTGACAAGCAGGATTTAGCAGAAACAAAAGTGCGTCTAGTAAGAGAAGCCAAATCACACCTTGAAAAAGTTAAAAAAGACTTTATTTCAAAGAGTGCATCACTTATTTCTGAAACTGTTGACAAGACTCTTAAAGGAGAAATTGGTCAACTTAAAGAAGACATTGATGAAGCTCGTAAAAACGACTTTGGTCGTAAGTTATTTGAAGCGTTTGCTTCAGAATACAGTACAAGCTATCTAAATGAAAATTCAGAAACTGCAAAGCTAATGAAAGTTGTTGAGTTAAAAGACAAGCAACTTGCAGAAGCAAAAGTCTTAAATGCAAAAGCAATCAAGCTTGCAGAAGACAAGCAAAAAGAAGTTTCTCGTGTACTAGAAAGCGCACAAAGAAAAGATACTCTTAATGATCTATTAGGTCCACTAAGTAAAGATCAAAAAGAAATCATGACAGACTTACTGGAATCAGTTCAGACACCAAAATTACAAGCGGCGTTTGACAAGTACTTACCATCAGTTATTAATGGTAGTAAGGGCTCTCCAGCCAAGCAGAAGGCAGTATTATCAGAAGGCAAAGAAGTAACAGGCAATAGAGAAAATACAAATAGTAGTAAAGCAGACGCAAGTGATAACAATGTTGTTGACATCAAGCGTCTAGCTGGTTTAAATTAAGGAGAAAATGATGTCAGAACTACTAGAAAGTCGCTGGCAAGAGACAAAAGGCGCACTTCTTGAAGGCCTATCAGGTAACAAGAAAGCAGTAATGGCTTCCACACTAGAAAATACTCGCAAGTATTTGAGTGAAAGTGCAACTGCAGGTGCTACTTCTGCTGGCAATGTCGCAACTCTTAACAGAGTTATCCTACCAGTTATCAGACGTGTAATGCCAACTGTCATTGCAAACGAATTAGTTGGCGTACAGCCAATGACTGGTCCAGTGGGTCAAATCCACACACTACGTGTACGTTATGCAGACGGCAATAACGGCGCAACAGCAGGTGAAGAAGCACTTTCACCATTCAAGATTGCTGAAAGCTATTCAGGTGCAGCAGGTTCAAGCGCAGCACCAAGCTCAACAGCGTCAATGGAAGGCACAGCTGGTAACAGAATGTCAATCCAAATCTTGAAGCAAACAGTCGAAGCGAAATCACGCAAGCTATCAGCTCGCTGGACATTCGAAGCGGCT